AATATAGAGGGCAGGGCAGATAATGTATCTCAAAATGAGAGAAGAACACTTTGATCTTGAATTAATCAAAAAACGCTTATTAGACTTTGAAGGTATGGTGCTAAAACCTTACCATTGCAAACAAAATTACTTAACTATTGGGGTGGGGCGTAACCTAGAGAGCAATGGAATAACTGAGGAAGAAGCACTATACCTGCTTGAAAACGATATTAAAGAAACAGTTGCTAAATTAGATAAGCAATGGTCTATTTGGACAACCCTACCAGTAAAAGCACAACAGGTTTGCATAGACCTAGTATTCAATATGGGCATCAACACTTTTATGAGCTTTAGAAAGACCAGAGCTTTCATGGAACTGGGAGAATGGGAAAAGGCTGGAGATGAGCTTTTAAATTCCCAATATGCAAAACAAGTAGGAAGACGCGCAATATTCAATTCAGAGGAATTAAAGTCTTTGGCTTAATTTCTTATGGCTCTGCATCATACTCACCACATAGGTAATGCAGGAGAGTTTTTAGCTGCAAGCATCATTGCTCAAGTTGCAGACCAAGTATTCATAACCAGTCAAGGCATCGCAGATATAGTTTTTGAATACGATTACAAATTCTATAGATGCCAAGTCAAAACCAAATCACAACACGAAATCCATCGCATCAATTGGCGATTTGATCTGAGACGTAGCAAAGCAAAAGAAAGACAATATCCGGAGAACACGATAGATCTGTATGCTCTGGTTTCTTTAGAGCTGCGGAACGTAGTCTTTATCAGAGATCATGCTGATAAGCAGATCACCATCCAAGATGAACACATGAAGAACAATGATGCGGTCAAAAATCTCTTAGATGTCCTAGAAAAATAATTTTATTTTTTTTTATCAAAACTATATACAAATATATAAATATATGGACAATAGTAATTATTAACTAATTATTTCAAAGGGGAAAAAATGAAAAAATTTAAATTTAACTGCACTTACACTGTAAATCTTGATGTTGCTATTGAAGCTAATACTCAGGAAGAAGCTGAATCAATTATCAGAGATCTATCATATGGCGATGCCGAAACAGATAGAACTGTTAAAAGAGTCAGAATCAATGAACTTCTTAGCGAAAGAGAGGTGGCGTAATGAAAACAATCACATTAAACAAAAAGGAATTAAGAATTCTTAGGGTGCTTTTAGATAGTCAAGTCTTGAGTTTGGAAGAAAAGCATGACAAAAATTACTTAGAAGAATTTTGCATTGATACGCTTGAGCAAGCAGAAAATCTCTACAAGAAACTTAAGCAGGTGACATCATAATGAAAGCAACAAAATACTTAACCCAACTACTAGCTTTTTATTATGCAACCAATGATGTGCAAATATTGGAAGAGATAATTAATTATCTTGGCATTGATTGGTCTGAATTTGTAGCCAAGTCTGAAAAGTACCAATCAAATCTTGAGCTGTGGAAACCATATATAGATCAAGAAATAAATAGAAAGACATATCTCATATGAAATCAATCAGATTACTCAAGTGGGGTGGTGGCTATGTCACCATCCCTACAGAAAGCATCAGAGGTATTATCAATAGCTACGAAGGTACTTTGATCTACACCACTGACAATGTGTACAAGGTTACTGCTTCTAAAGCAGAGATTGAAGAGCTATTGTTAAGGAGAGCATCGTGAAGTGTGCATACTATATAGGTGATGGTGGTAAAGTTCCTGCTATAGTCCAAAAAGAAAAAAGAGTTTACGCTGATGTGAAGTTATTACGAGATATCAGAAAGCGTAATTCTTGGGAGTTGTGGGAAGTTCCTATTGAAGATTTGGTAAAAACAACTGACTTCAAGATTGTAAGTAATGTTATTACTGGTGATTTTTTAGTTTGGAATAAATCATGAATCTATCTAACCACAAACTATATTTCACCTCTAGCAAAGGTGTGGTGCAATGGGATTGGAAGGGTGAGAACTCACCTAGTGACAATCCTAGTCCTAAGTACAAGGCATATAACCATCAATGGTATGTGCCTAAGAAATCAGAATTCACAATCATTAGTGATTTGCCTGCAACAGATAAGCAGCAAGTCAAAGATGAACTGTGGGCATCTCTGGAAGCTGAAATTGATTACATGAAGGCTATCAGGAAAGTCCATTTAACTAACCAGAAAAACAGAAAGGGGGTTTAACATGGTTAATTTTATATTAGGAATAATTGCAACTTTGGTTGCACAAAAGCTGTACCAAGCATACAAAATTAGACGTAGGCATTATCTTGCTTGGAGATATGTGCCACATCAATACAGGATAAAAGGATGATTGATCAAGAATTTGTAGCGGTACTTACCTTCTTGTTATTCATTGGAGCTGTTTTCTTTATGGTGCAGAAATAATGGGCGAGAAAGAAGGTAAGTTAACTAGAGACGATAGAGCAAGTGCAAGCGGTTATTCTCAACTTAAAGGCAATAGTCCTTATGGTACACCACAGCAATATTTAGATAGAGCCATTAGGGCTAGCGAAGGAGAGAACGTGAGAGAGGAAATAGATAATGATTCAGTTAATCTAGGTCATTTCATGGAAGGTCATATCATTCGCTATGCATGTGAGAAGCTAAATCTCAGGGATGTGAAAACGGAGTTTGGTCAGAAGTTTGAGCATCCCTTCTTCCCTGTTGAATGTTCTTTAGATGGAACTGCAATCGCAGATGATCTGACGTATGTAGAGAATCCAGATAAAGAAATTTACATTCCAGAAGGTGATGAAATTCACTTAGATGGCATGGGTGTTATTGAATGCAAGCTGACAAAAGCATATCCACCGCAAGACGGTAAACCTGCTATTTGGAGAGGATGGGAGCAACTCAAGACTCAGGTCGAATGTGTTGGGTGCAACTGGGGTGTCTTAGTTGTCTTTTATCATATTCAACCTGTGATGCATTGTTACTTCTATCAAAGAGACCCTGCTTTTGAAGCAGAGCTGAAAGAAGTTGTAGAAGACTTTCAATACAGAGTCGATACCAAGACTTACTATGACCCTGTAACTTCTGATGATGCATGGTTGAAGTATCAGAAAGTGATACCAGATGAGGTGGCAGAATTGCCTGCTACAGCGATTAATTTATTGGCTCAGATAGAAAGACTAGATGAGAACATAAAAGCATCGCAGGAAGCACGAGATGCTCTGCAGGCTACGATCATGGATATGATGGGTAATGCAGAGAAAGCTGTTGCAGGTGAGTACGAGATCTCATGGGGCAACATTAGGTACAAGGCACAACCTGAAAAGTTAGTGGAAGCTAAACCAGAAAGGATTGTGAGACGTAAGAACATTAACTTTAGAAGGGTAGCAACGTAGGAGATATGTATATCTTGAAGGAGAGTTTTGTTGCTACCCAAATTTTATTATATACTTCTTGAAGGAGAGTTTTATGGATACTGAAAAAGAAAATCAAAATAATCAAGTTGACAACAAGGAACTAAGGGCAGTCTGGATTGAACCAGATGTTCATGATCTTTTGTGGCAATACAAAGTTAAGCATCGCAAGAAGTCTATCGGTGAAGTTGCAGGGCATTTCATCAAGCTAGGTATTTGTAACGAGGAACTTGGGAAATGAGTGAGTACACAGACGAAGTAGCAAGACAAAGACTCAAGATAAGAGTTGAGAAGTGGCGTAAATGTGTTAAAAGCATTTATGCTGAAAATACTCCTAATGGCTCATTTATGACAGTTACTTATAACGATGATTCTGTTAAAAGAATTAATGAGGATGGTACTGAGAGCTATACAACATCACCGCATGATGATGATAGCTTGGTTTGGATGTTTACTCATGGAGAATCAACGCTGTGGTAAATAGCAGAAACAAGGGTGCTGCATTTGAACGTAAGATCGTGAATCTAATTAATAAAAGATTAGAGGAACTTGGTCATGAAGACGTAGTCAAAAGAAATCTAGATCAGTATCAAACAAAAGGCGAAGCTGACATTTACCTGCGGAACTTAGCGATTGAATGCAAGTGCTATGCAGGAGACCCAATTAACTTTGCTAAAGGCTCTTGGTGGTCACAAGTATGCGAAGCAGCAGGAAACAGTCATACTCCAGTGCTTGTCTATAAGTACAACACTGGTCGTATTAAATATGTCATACCTGCTCATGCTGTTTGTCCAGATGACAGGATGCCTAAAAATAACAACACTGTAA